AACTAGTTATATAATTCTAGTTAAGAAGGATTGTACTTGAGGACATACCGACATCTCACCTTTATATTTAATGTGAGTGAGAGTTAGATATATGTACCTAATGAGACTGGATAACAAGGGGGGGGGGATACCGTACGACCATCAAGTACCCCCACCCGTGTATAGGTATATAACCCATCACCCACTGCGAAAATATTTTTTAGGTTTAAAGTCATGATGACATGGGCTTATTCGACAATTTTAGAAGCACCTCCTGAAGGAGTAACTCTTAACGAGCGAGTAATTGAGATTAATGGGATGCCGTTTCAAGAGAGGAGTGATTGTGAGTACAAGGTTAATTATTACAAGTTAATGGATTTGGTAGAGCGAGCACGAAATTTAACTGTGGAAGAGAAGAAGGAAGAGCCATTATTTAACGAGCTGAATCTTTACAGGAATATAATTGAAATTGATCTTTGGTTTTTTGTTTATTTTGTAATGAAGAATCCTTTAGCGAATCATCCATTTGTAGTTGAAGCCTGTAAGGAGATTGAGAACGAGACTGGGGACAGTTTAGAAGTTTGGGCGAGGGATCATTTAAAAACTACTATTATCAGTATAGCTAGGAGTTGTCAGAAGATTTTGAATGATCCTGAAAGAAGGATAGGAATTTTCTGTGCTGTGAAGCCTCTTGCAGTGAAGATTCAGAATGTTATTAAGGCGCTTTTTGAGTCACAATTTTTGATTAAGTGTTTCCCGGATATTTTGTATGAGGATCCTTCTCGCGAAGCGGAGAAGTGGTCTGAGGAGGGAGGGCTGATAGTAAGGAGGAGGGGTTTTTTCAGGGAGCCGACTGTATCGAGTTGGGGATTAGTTGAGGGTTTACCGGCTGGGCCTCACATGACTGATTTAGTTTATGACGATATTGTGACTCAAGAGTATCAGTCTGCTGAGATAATGGAGAAGATTTGCAATAATTTTGATATGTCTGAGAATTTAGGCACGAGGGATGTTGTTCGTACTGTTGTTGGAACTTTTTATCGTCATGATGATCCGCTTACTTATATTCGGGACAAGAAGGATATTGAGACAGGAGAGCCTCTTTTCAAGACGAGGAAAAAGCCAGCTACGGAGAATGGGGAATATAATGGAAGGGCTGTGTTTCTTCCGGAAAGAACTTTAAGGAGAAAGAGGAGTGGGAACAAGTATTTTTTCCATTGTCAGCAGTTATTGGATCCGACTCCGAGGGGGCATCAGAAGTTAGACAAGGAGAGGCTTATTTTAGTGAGTCGAGCGGATTTACCTAAGAGGCTGTATAAGTTTATGTTGATTGATGGTTCTGGGGACAAGGGTAGGAGAGTTGACAGGGCGGCTGATGCTTGGGCGTTTGGGGTTATAGGAGTTGAGCCTTATAGAAATGACAAAGGGGCTAGCAAGATATACATCCTTGACCTCATTATAGAGGAGATGGATTTAGTGAAGGCGCAGGAGACGGCTGTTGAGATGTATTGCAGGAATGGAAGGATATTGAAACTTGGAATTGAGAAGGTTGCGATGTCTACGACGGAGGTTCACATAGCGGCGGCGTTGAGGGCGAAGGGAAAGTATCTTTCTATAGAGGCTGGGAACTTGGAGATTTTAAAGCCGGCTGGCAGGGGGAAGCAGGAGAGGATAGAGGCTAATCTGAGTGGGCCTTTGTTGAATTCTAATGTACACATGTTGGAGAGTATTCCGGCGGCGTATCAAAAGAGGCTTCACATGGAGATGGATAGATTTCCATCTTGGCATGATGACGGATTGGACATGGTGAGTTATATTTACGATATGATTAAGGATTATCGTTTTGGGGTGCATCCAGAAGAGGTAAAGGTAGAGTCTAAGTATGACATAGCTTTTAGGAAGGCTCAGAGTAAGCGTGGCAGTGGTGGTGGGTGGCAAGTAGTTTAGATAAAGAAAAAATATATGCAAGAATTAAAGAAAACTACTCGTTTTGATGATGGTCATTGCCACATTGTTTATTTGAACTCTGAAACTGGCCTAGCTGGGATGAGTCCTGCTGAAGATGGTCATGAGCATGAGGTAATATTTGACCCGCCGAGAGAGCCTGTGGAAGCGGTGCCTGATTCTTTAATTGACCCTATGACTGGAGAGCAGATGCCGGCACCTGTTGGCGAGGATGGCTTACCGGACCAGATGCAGATTGAACAAGCTGTACAGATGGGGATGCAGTTTCAGCCTGGTACTCCGGGCGATCCTGGCAAAGAGGAGGGGACTTGGATAATGCGTCCTTCTGGGGCGACTCCTGAATCTTTGCACGAGCACGAGATAATTGAGTATCCGAAAAAGAAGAAAAAAACTAAGAAGGATGACGGGGAGCGAATTAAGGAGTGTTTGTCTCTTTGGAGGGAGGCTTTAGGGATTACTGCTGATTGTAGGGAGAAGGGAAGGGAGTCAGAGGATTTTTACAAAGGGAAGCAATGGCCTGAGTGGATGAGTAAGAATTTAAATGGGCTTGACAGGGCGGCATTAACTATAAATGAAATTGCGCCTAACATTGATGCTTTGTTGGGGTATCAGATGGAGCAGAGGACGGACATTAGGTATCTGCCGCAAGAGGATGGCGATCAGCGAGTAGCTGATATGTTGAATATTGTGACGAAAAAGATTTTGGATGCTTGTTATTTTCCAAGAGAGGAGAGCAAAGTTTTTAAAGACCAGTGCATTACGGGGTTTGGCAGTTTTTCATTGCACATGGATTTTAATAATAACATTGAGGGGGAGATTAAGGTTGAGAGGTTTCCTTGGGATGATATTGTTTATGGGCCTCATGAAAAAGAAGATTTATCTGATTGTGAGTACGAAGTAAGGTCAAGGTGGTTTAGTATTGCAAAGTTAAAGCAATTATTTGGAGATAAGGCTGAAGAGATTGAAGGAAGTTTTAAGGCTTATGCTGGGCAGTATCCAGACATAGATGCTTTGAATGATAATGGGATAAGTGGAACGAATACTGATTACAGGCTAGCTAAAAAAATTGACGATACAGTTCCTTATACGGTGGATGGTTCTTTTCCGCTGATTGATGTTCAGAAAAAACAGTATCGTTTGGCGCAAGTCGCGCAAAAAACTTATGTATCAGTGACGGTGGTGTTTAACCAAGAGGAGAATTATTTTTTCACGGCGTACGATTGGGAGAAAAGAGATATTGAGTTAGCAAGCACGATTCCTGGCTTTCAAATTATAAGTCAGATGAAAACGAGGATGCACATCACTAAATTTTGTGGGAATATTATATTAAGCGACGAAAACCCAGCAGACTTGCCGGTGCATGATTTTTTTACTGTTGCTGTTTATGGATATAGGCAAAATGGGGAATATTGGGGGAAGGTCGAAGCCGCAAAAGATCCACAACGAGAATTGAATAAGAATAGAAGTCAGGCGATGGATACCATGAATCGTTTGGGTGCTTCTGTGTATTATGTTACGGACGAGACTTTTAAAGACAATAACGAGAAAGAAAGGTTCAAGAAAAATAGAAGTAAGCCGGGGTCAATCTTTACGGTTAATAGTCCGAATGATATTCCGAAGTTAGAATCTGGTGCAGATTTTCCAGCGGCGTATGTACAGATAATGCAGCTCAATCAAGAGAATTTGCAAAGGCTTATGAATGTTGTAGTACCTCAAGGCGGGGCGAATGAGTCTGGGGCTTTGTGGATGCAGAAGCAAAAGCAAATGATGGGAGGCAACCAGTTTTTATTTGATAATTTATCTTTTGCGAAGCAGAGATTGGGGAAATTATTAATAAGTTTGATTCAGCGGTATTATTCTCCAGAGAGAATGATGAAATTATTAAACTCGCAATATTCTAAGCAGAAGTTTGAAGTCGGGGGGGAAGATTTTAGCCAGTTTTCGAGAGCAGAACTTATTGAGATGCTTTCTGATGCTGATTTGATGGACTACGATGTTATTGTGTCTGAAAGCAGCTTCTCTCCAAGTACAAGGCTTGGAATTGCAATGGCGCTGTTTGATATGATGGCTAAGGGCGCACAGATTAATCCAGTATTGCCACTTAAATTTATCGACATGCCAGCAGATTTAAGAAGAGAAGTTACTGAAGGGATGGAGCAAGAATCAGCTCAAGTTGCTCAGACGGCTGCGAATACTAGCAACACGGAGATTAAGAAAACCTTACTAGCGAAGGGGCAATATACGGTTAGCCCAGAAGAAGCTCAAGAGATGGGACTAATCCCGACTGGAGCACCGCCAGAAAATGCCCTATTGGCAAATGGTGCGGAAAGTGCAAATAATGCAGAAGAGATAACCCAGGCCGACGAGTACGCTAACCAACTGGCTAGTTCGCTTGCTGGGTAAAGGAGAGAAATTTGGATCCAGAAAATATAGGAAACGAAGCAGTACAGGATGAATCTGATGACATGGTGGAGCTTCACGAAGCCTCCATTCAAGATATAGATGCTGAACTTGCGAGACAAACCGAAGAAGAGAAAACACAAGTAGTAGACAGTGGTTCTTCCGAGGCTCCTGAATCTAACGATCCAAGTCAGAATCCGAATCCAAAACCAGCCGCACTTGTGAATGAGCCTAAAAGGGTGAATTCTCCAGAAGTTGCAACGGCTGGAGCAGAACCCTCAAAACCGGAGAGACAATTATCACCGGAAGAAGTTCAGGGCATCGTTGCTGAAAACAAGCGACTAAAGGATGAAGGGAACCAAAAGGAACTTTTTATTCAGAAGCGTGGAACAGAGCTTGGTCAGTTACGTCAGGAAAATGCGAGGCTAAAAGCCGAGCGTGTTGCAGACAGGGCTAGACTAGTGGAAGGGCTTGATGATAAATTTGCGGAAAATCCCAGCGAGGCAATGGCCGATAGGGATCGCATTAAAAGTATTGATCAAGACCTTGTTGCGATAGACCAGCACACAGCAGATGCAGAACAAATTGTTGAGGCTCAAACTTTTTTCCTTCAGAATATTGATACGGAGAAAGTCAGCATAGATGATATGTCTGAGATGCTTAGGGGCGATGGAGTACCAGAGGAATATGTCACTGCCTTTAAAACTAACCCTTGGAAGTTTACGACTCCAGAGGCTTTAGTTCAAATGGGTAAGAGGGCAATGGAGAAAAAAGAATTTAAGTCGGCAGATAGTGACCGTAGGATTCTTGCAGCGCATATTTTGAAGCAAAATGAGGAGATCGGCAGACTAAAGGGCCGTCCTGCTCAAGTGATTCAGAATGTGCAAAAAAGGCTTAATGCCGCTCCTCCTTTAACTTCGGCAAGCTCTAAGGCTCAAGCTACTGCTAATGTATTTAGTGAGGATACTATCGCTCAAATGTCGGAAACGGATTTGAATTCTGCCTTACAGAATGCCACTCGTCACTAATCGCTTTTGAAGAAAAAGTTCCTTTAAATTAATTTTTTAGAGGAATAAATGAAAACAATTTTCGCAACAAACAACGCACTAACAAAAAAACTTTGGGAGGAAAGGCTTTTTCGTGATGTTGAAATAGAGAGCTATTTCGTATCACGATTTATGTCAGAGTCCGACAATAATCTCGTACAGGTTCAAACTGATCTTACTAAAGACCAGGGCGATCAGGTTACTTTCGGGATTGTACCGAATTTAACTGGGGACGGCGTTACTGAAGGCCAAGTGCTTGAAGGGAACGAAGAAGGATTGACTAGCCATGATTATTCAATCGTTTTGAGCCAATACAGACATGGAACTAGAACAAGAGGAAAACTTGATGTTCAAAGGGCAATGTTTAGTATCCCAACAGTTAGCCGTGAAAAGCTAAAAATCTGGGGCGCTGAAAAAATTGACAAGTTGCTTGTTAATGCTCTTTTGGCAAGTCCTACAAAGATTCTTTACAGAGACGGAGTGGCGGGTGCTCCAAGTGGAACTACTTCTGCATCAACTGCAAAGACAGCTTTGTCAGCGGCTAATTCTAAGATCACACCAAACTTTATCTCTGCTTTAAGAGTATGGGCTAAAACTGGTGGAGGTGGTCAGACCTACCGAATTCGTCCTGTTAAGATGGACGGGCAAGAGTGGTATGTGCTACTTGTCAACCCGGCCGTAATGTATGATTTACGAATTGATGCTACATTCCAGTCAGCTATGAAAGATGCTCAAGAGCGTGGGAAGAATAACCCACTCTTTAAGGGTGCAACAGCAGTATGGGACAATGTAATTATCCATGAAACAGAAAGAATTCCTCTTTTCACTAATGGCGGTGGAGCGGCAGTTGTTGGAGCTTTCGGAGCCTTGATGGGAGCGCAGTCACTTGTATGGGCGTGGGGACAAAGACCTAATACAGTACAAGAAGAGTTCGATTATGGTAATGAACAGGGTTACGCATGGGAAATGATGGCGAAAGCTGGAAAGCCTGTGTTTAACAGCAAGGATTACGGAACAGTCGGAGTTGTATTTGCGGCTACTGACGTAACAACCATTTAAGGTCAATGCCCCCAGAAATGGGGGTATTTATTCGGGAAATTAATAGATAAAAGTTTAGGAGAGAATTAATATGGCAACTTATGTTTCAATAAAAGCGGCTACTGGAGTGCAGAGCCGCCAGGACGAGCACGACGATACTATTTATTGCGAATTTGATATTGTAGCAGCAATCGCAACAGCAGCAAATGGTGGTGGTGGAGCTGGAGGTACAGCTTTTGTTCTCAATGACGTTGTGCAGATGGTCAAAGTCGGTGCAGGTTCTACAATACTAAGCGTATTGTTATCTGTAGACGCTCTTGATTCTTCTACTGGTATTGTTAGTGCAGTAGGAGATGGAACTGATGATGATAGGTTTATCACAGCATCTACTATTGGGCGTTCGGGAGCAGCAGGGGTGGTGGTTCTAAATAACCATGCAGGGCATCTTTATAAGTACACTGCCGAAGATACCATTGACTACAAGGTTACAACTGCCGCAAGCGGAACAGCATCAGTGGCTGGTTTGATTAGGCTTTCAGTTAGATTAACTCCTCAGCAGTAAAGAGGAAAAGGGGGGGCGAAAGCTCCCCTTCTTAAACACTTTTTATAAAATGACGCTATCATGGCAATTACTGACTTTGATTATCTTGCAACAAGGAATGAAGTCATACAAAGGGCGTTTAGGATAGTTGGAGCTTTAGAGCCAGGGGAAGTTCTTAGCGCAAACATGCTTGCTCAGGGAGTAGATGCCCTTCAGCAGTTAGTTAAGTCTTGGAGCAATAAGCACTTATTTTTGTGGAGCTTTGATAAAAGCTCTTTTGCTACTGTTTCCACTCAATTATTATATACCATTACAGATTTAAGCGGCGAAGATGACGCTATTATTGGGCTAGATAAGGCTTGGGTAGTAGATTCCACTCAAGACCTTCCACTAGAAGTCATTTCCTACTCAAGGTATCAAGATATTCCCGACAAAGCATCTACCGGCAGACCTTTAGCAATTGCCTATAAACCTACTCCGAACCCAAGTTTTTACTTATGGCCTGTTCCTGATGCAGTCTACACAATTAAGACTTTATCCATTTACCCTTTAAAAGACTTTGATGATGCCTCTGGTAGTGGCGATTTACCGGCAGAATTTCAAAAGGCACTTACTTACGGATTGGCAGAAGATTTATTTGATGAGTATCCTGGGCCAATGAACGAGAGGACTTACATTGCAGGGAAAGCTCAGGAGCTTTTTCGGCAGGCTAAAAATGCAGACATGCCAGTAGAGACAAATGACATAGTAGAAGGGTTTTATAGAGGAAGGTATTAATTTATGGCAGATGTCGTTGATTTTTTATTATCTGGTTTTACTGATAATTCTGGCAATCCTCTTAATGGTGGAAAAGTTTACAGCTATCAAGCTGGAACCACTACGCCTAAATCTTTATTTACCAACTCCGCTGGAACTATCGTAGAAACAAATCCAGTAATTTTAGATTCAAATGGTAGAAAGCAAGTCTATGCAAGTGGAGCATATAAATTAGAAGTTAAAACCGCGGCAGATGTTCTTCTTTACACTTTAGATAATTTATTTATTGGCGAGTACGCCACTAATCTTGATGAAGTTGCGGTGCTAAATACTGCTGGCTCTCAAATTATTATTAATACTGCAATCACACTGACTGGAAATTTAACACTAACAGCACCACTAAAAATTGAAAAAGGTGGGAGCTTTATAACTGCTGGGTATCTTCTCACAATTCAAGGCTCTTTTGAAGCTGGATTATACCAAGTATTTACAGCGGCCAGTGGAACAGTTGCTTTAGCCGTTAGTGCGCTTACCGAAGTTCGCGCTGAATGGTGGGGGGCAATACATAATGGCACTGATTCTGCTGCTGCGATTAATAGTGCCATCGCTTCTCTTGCATCAACCGGCGGCTGCGTTGCGCTTCCAAATGGATTATTAAATATCCAGAGCGAGATAAGCGTAAGTAGATATGGGGTGTTTATTCGTGGTGCTACGCCTGTAGAAGATAGCGGGCGTACTGAAATTCGTTATACTGGATCATCTGATAACGCAAAAGCTATCATCCGATGTACTGCGGCAGCTCAAGGATTCTGTCTAGCTAATGTGTTTCTTAATGCAAACGAACTCGCTGGCTACTGTTTGTATCAAGTTGGCGATCCGACTCCGCTAAATACAAGGGGTGGTCGTTTAGATTCCATTACATTCCAAGGTTATCGATCTAAGGGGTGGGTAATTGGAGATCATACAGAT